AAGATCAAATTGGTAAACTTTAATTTTCATTTTCTCGTCCCTTCTGTGTGTGTGTGTGTGTGTGTGTGTGTGTGTTGTACGGGCCGCTTACGCGGCCCAAAAAGTTTAGAAGTTAAAATCGTGAAAGGCGTAGGGCTTAGTGGTCAGACCAAACCGCGAGGAGCCTGCTACCCAGTTTTCAACCGAACCTTTCTTCCTTCTGATTCGGAAAGTTGGGGCTTCAGGGTTAGACTTGTAGGTAACCTTTTGATCTCTTTGGTTGTGGAAGTGACCAGCAAAGCCGCCGGGGGTGAACTCTAAATCTTCGCAAGAATGTGAGACATCCATTGCCCTGATTTCGATTGTCTTGTCGCTAATGACCTTGATGATCTCGTAGGCCTTAACGTCTGAATACATGTACTCAGAAACGTGAGCGAAGGTCACGACTTCCTCAACGATTCTCCAGTCGGCTACTGCTTGCAGGCGTTTAATTTCATCACACTGCTTTTGCTCTGCAAGAAATTCTTCCCAGCCAGACTTTTCGGCTTGAAGGTGTTCTTCTGCCTGCGCCTTATCTTGAAAGCCGCCGTTGTAGTTTTCGCAGTTTTGCACCAACTGCCTATCCCAACCGCTCTCTGGTCGTACAAGCTGCTCAACGTAGTAGTAGGTAATATTCAACATTTTCTAGTTCCTTCTGTGTGTGTTGTTTCGACACAGATATATTCCCACAATCTAGTTGTTATGACAACTAAAACTTGTCGATATATGAGAATAATTCAGCCATAAAAAAAGGGTCCGTAGACCCTTAGTTGTTTGATCGGCGATCCTTGACCGCCTCGTAGTGCATTCGACTCAGCTCCTTTCTCGACAGCTTAACGCCCTCGTGCAGATAGCAATCTGGGCCGTAAAATTTTATCTCGCCGCCCTCAGCAACGAACCGCGCAACGGCCTCTGCGTTCGCCTGCCTCAGCGCCTCGCGCTGCTTGTTACGCGATGGCCTCATCAATGGATCACCTTGTCTACCTCGACCTCTAGGACATCCGCCTCGCAGCAAGTAGACAGCACATAATATGATCGGCGCTCCACGATCTGGTCCCCATACGGCTCGTGATCGATCTCGACCTGCTCAAAAACGTCGCAGATTTGCCTGCACTCGTCGCAAATTAGATCAGTCGCCACAGGTCACCTCCAGATCCATATAATTGCCATGCACACCAGTGCAATATCGCTCGATGTAGTCGCGCTCTTGGGCCTTTGCGTCTTCGAAATCTCCATCGCCTGCAAATCCCAGCGCGATGACTACCATCGCGGCGGCTGCGAGCTTAAAAGGCAGCACTGGACACCCCACTGAACCCAAGCCATCGCTCACGGTACATCCTTCTGATCTTCGACACCTCGGAGGGCGATATACCCACCAGCTCACTGGACTGCGCCGCTGTTAGACCCCCCTTGGCGTGCTCACAGATCGCTGAGATGTACTCCTCGTCTTGGTAATAGGGCAGCCGCTTGCCTGCGCCCTCTGGCAGCTTGGCTGCGAAGATTCTTACCAGCCTCCCGTCCACCGACACCCTAGTGGAGTCGTAAAATTCGTCACTCATTAGTGTTGTATCTCCTACATATGGTTGTTTCACAGAACAAAAAAATAGCGGCGTTTCAATCAGCCACTATCTTATTTTGTTGTTTTATCTGCGGTCTGCAAAAGCCGCCGCTAAGTCGTGCATTTTCTGCATCGCGTGCTCAAATTTGTTCACGACAAACAGTCTGATCACGCTGTCCTGATCTGAGTTAAACAGGGCTACTTCATACTGCTCGTAACATGTGTCGGGACGGACCTCGATCCTTATGTTGTAGTCGTACACAAATGCCACGGCTATGGGGTCTGACAAAATTTCTTCTTCTAGATCGTTACTGCGAATCTGACTGCTCAAATGGTTTCCCCTCTATTTTTATATGTAAATTGACAAGATGGCCTTTACATTGTCAACGTAACACGAACAAAGTGCGAATATCAACTTGTAAGTTGTATTGGTAACTATTGTTTTTGCATTTCGTCGGCTAAGTTCTGAATCCACCAGAAAAGTTCATGTTCCGGTAGCGTGTGCTTCATTATGTTTATGCGCAAACAGACAAGCTGCACATTCATAGGCTTGCTCGCGTAGCCAATGTCGGGGTTAATCCGGTCAAGCGAGACGTTCATTTCTTTTCGCCCCTTGCCGTCTTTCGCCCACGTCATTCTGACACCCGATAGCGCGCATTTGCCCCCCTGTAGCTCCCACAGGGCCAGCAAGTCAGCTAACGTAATGTCGAACGTCAGTCCCCGTTTCTTGGCGCCGTATCGCGCCTTGTTGAGTAGGTTTCTTAGATATGCGCGGGGGCTTGCGTTCGCTCGCACTTGCTCGCTAGTAGTGCGACACGGGCGGCACACCGGCTCAATGCTTCCATTGCCACGCGTGTAGAATTTTTCGATGGGCTTCTCTGTGCTGCAAACCGTGCAGGTCTTGGTTTCGCCTACCGTCAAAATGGAACCTCGTCGCTCCAGTTTGCCGGGTCTAGCGGATCAAGATCCTCTACGGCCTCAACGACCTCATTGTTTTTGATGTTGTGATGGCTAAGGAATGCCTCCAATGCGATCTTCGGCCGCGCAAACTCAACGCAATACAACTGTCGGTCTGCGACTCTCTTTCTTGACTCTCGGACAATCAAACCATCGATCTCGTGCAGGTGCTTCCAGAACTGCGACTCCTTGCGTGCGCTCTCGAACCGACCTTTGACGCTTGAGACATAGGTCTGGTAGATGTTGTGCTTTGCCTCAGCGCTTCCGAACTCGAAAACATCACCGTTAGACCGCTGCTCTCGAAACTCACCGGCGCTTATGCAGTCGAGCATCCACTGATCGATAGTGTCCAGAGACAGCAGCTTCTGCTGATCGAGTGCCGCCGTGCTTGGAGCGACCCTCACATCAACTGAGTTAAGGTCAAAGCTCTTGAAGAAGTGCAGCAGGTGCTCTGCACCGCCTCGGTCATACCAGCGCCGAAGATCGCCAAAATATTTTGCGTTCTGCATTTGACACGGGGACACATCGAAGACCGCGAATCTGCGCTCGTCGAGCGATGCAGGGACTACCCACTCCTCGTTTGAGGTGAACAGCAGCCGCGTGTAGTTATTCGAGCTGTAGCTGTCCATTCCCTTACGCTCAACCGTGATGCGGTTGTTGGTCATAAGATCTTTCAATGCCCCCTCGGCGGCCTTGTTTCTTGCCCAGTAGGCCTCGTCGCATTGCAATAATAACGTATCCTCTAAGTGGCGGTTGAACTTCCCGGTGACGTGATCTGCTTTCGATACAATACGGTGGTGGGGCTTGCACAAGCCGCCGATCAGCTCCCCGAAGAACGACTTGCCCGATCCCTTCTTGCCGCGCAGCGTGATGCCGACACCGACCTTGCTCTGGGGCTTTTGGATCATTTGCGCAACCCACCCCAAGATATACTTCGCGTGACCCTCGTCACCCCCTGCGATTACGTTGGTCACGAACTTGATAAAGGGAGACACATCGCCCTGGACCGGCTTGTAGCTCCACCCTCGCCACAGATTGTATTTGTTTAACACCTGACCGTCTGGTGAAAAGCAGATACCCCCCGCGTATGTTCTGCGGTCAGGATGCTCAAGCCACATGTCGGCAAGGTTCATCATCCGAGGCTTGTCACTCCCGTGGTCCAGCACTTTCTGGTTGGCGAACTCCTTCTTTAGATCGTCGAGCTTATAAAGAATTATTTGGTCGCTGTTCAATTCCTCACGCAGAACTCTGGCGCTGCCCTCCACTTGAACGAAGGCCCAATTTGTCAGCATAGATGGCAGGCGCTCTTCAATAACCTCTACGCTGTCTGACTTTTTTGCTTCAAACTTAAGCGAGGCCATAGTGACCCGCGCCCCCTGATAATCACCGAAGGACTCCCACTTAGCCTCGCATGTGCCGTCCTCATATTTAGTGCTCTCCGCAGACCACTGAGTCCAAAGCTCTAGCCCCTCGACCTCTCCAGCAAACTGGTGGTGCAACGCCATTCCAACCTTAACCCAATCGTCATAGTGCAGGTCGTCGTTAGAGTATGTGCTTAATATTTCGCTTATCTCGTCTGCGCCCATATCGAGCGCGGCCTTGAAATTCATAAGCTCGTCGTGGGCCTGCTGCTTTTCGCGGGTGCCTTCTTTTTCCGCTACCCAGCCAAGCTCTTCGGCCTGCTGCTCGAAGAACGTGATAAAGGCGGTGGCGATATCGCTGGTCAGCGCAGGCAGATCCTCATGAAATACGTCAGCCAGTGTTGGCCCCGCCACCCACTCGTAGGGTTTTAATGTCTTTGGATGTATGCCGTATGCAATGAACTGTTGCCCGACACCCAAGATCTCTACCGCGTGGGTTACTCCATCGCCGCAAACAAACTCCTTCGAGCGCATCTTCCTCATGCCCTCGATGTTTCTGAAAGGCACAACGCACTTTGGGTTTAGGCCAATTCGGGCCGCTGGCATTCCAACATTATCTTTTAGCCAGTGAAGCAGGCGGTTATTGAGTGCCTTATTGTGGCAGTCGATATCAACTGCCGCAGTCGTGTCGCACAGCACACCGATGCCGAATTCTGGCATTTCGGTGATCCAGTCCTGCACCAGCTCCGGCGTTGACTGGATTTTTTGCCAGCCCAAGCCGCTGGGTCTTTTCTTCGCTGGCAGCGTGGGGATGATGTTGTACCCGCGCTCAACCATTCTGTGACCAAACTGATCAATCATTTACTTCCCCTCAAATCTACAGGTGATCCGCTGCCTTTCTGTCTGCCCAATCCGCCGCCCTTTCAAGCAACTCAACCAACTTGTCTGCCACGCGCTCCAACAACTTGGAGAGGTTCGAGCAACAGCACCAAAGTAATTGGTAGAGAAACGCCCTCATTTTTTTACAAGCTCTAGGGTCTCGCGCAGCAGCGATGGGCAGAGCGTGCGCCATGTCATCTCGCCGTCGGTTAGGTGCTCTATTTGGATGGCGCGCATCGGTGGCACTTCGCCCTTATGTCGCCACGCGGCAACGTTCTGCTTCTCAACATCGAACATAGCGGCAAGCTGTCTGTCGCTTCGCAAAGCGAAGATGTTTTTCAGTTGATCGAGCGCGTTATTCACCTGCGTTTTATCGTTAGTGACACCATTTTTCATCTGCTTCATTTCCAAAAGTTGACAATTAAGTTTGCAATCTACATTTGTCGTGGGCAAGATACAACCACAACTTGTAGATAAATGTTGAGAGGGGGCGTGTTTTGCAGGAACAGTTAGACTTTTTAAGTCACGCAGAGTTGAGCGCAAGCAGCGCACACCGTTGGATAGCTTGCCCGGCAAGCGTCAGCGAGAGCCGGGGACTTCCAAACACAACAAGTAAGGCTGCCGAGCATGGCACCGCCGCGCATGAGCTTGCAGAAACCTGCCTTCGAGACGGTTCAAACCCCGGAGATTACCTTGGTAAGTTTTTTAATGGCTTCGAGGTCGATGAGGAAATGGCTGATGCAGTCAGCAGGTATGCAGACTTTTGCCGTGCGCTACCGCAGAGCAGGTCGCACGTTGAGCAGCGCCTAGATTTCTCGCTGTGGGTTCCGGGGGGGTTTGGCACCGCAGACTTTGTCTCAATAAAAGAGGGTGAGGCGTGGGTAGTCGATCTGAAATTTGGCAGGCATCTGGTACACGCAGACTGCGATCAGCTCAAATGCTACGCGCTTGGGGTGATTAATGAATTCGGCTTCGACGCTCAAATTGACACCATCCACATGACAATCGTCCAGCCCAGAATCTTACACAAAGACACACACACAATGCGCGTAACTGAGCTGCTTAAGTGGGGCAAGAAAGTGTTACAGCCAGCGGCGAAAGCGGCGCTCGGCGACAACCCAGAATTCAATCCAAGTGAGTCAGCTTGCCGATTCTGCCGCGCTGCTGAGACATGCAAGCCACTTGCGCAGCACGCGCTGGCGAAGGCAGGCATGGGCTTCGACGACCTCACGCTGCCTTCCACCTCACTATCACCAGACGAGGTCGCGGAGCTGCTGCCGCATCTTGGGTTAATAAAAAGCTGGTGCGAAAAAGTTGCCTCGAAGGCTCAGAGCCTCGCAGCCGAGGGCCATGTCATCGAGGGCTACAAGCTGGTCCGCGCAAAAACAAACCGGCGATGGGCCGACGAAAAGCAGGCGCTTCAGCTAATGCAGAAGCTCACAAACGAGCCGGTCTACACCGCCAAAACTATTTCACCAACCCAAGCTTTAAAAATCTTGGGCGATGAAAATGAAGAGCTAAATCAGCTCATAACAAAACCAGAAGGCAAGCCAACCTTGGTGCCAGAGAGCGATAAGCGATCTGTTATCAATGTTGTCGAAGGCTTCGACGTAATAGAAAAGTAAAAGGAAAATAAAATGAACGAACTAGTAATTAAAAACGCAAGACTGAGCTTCCCAAGCCTCTTCAAGCCAAGCGCATTCGACGCAGGCGCACAGCCAAAGTATTCGGCTACGCTGATCCTCGATAAGAAAGAGGACGCTGCCGCTATCGCTACGCTAAGGCAGCTCGTTAGCGCACTGGCAAACGAGCAGTGGAGCAAGCTACCGAAGAAGGTGTTCTACTCCCTGCAAGACGGCGACACGCTTGACCGCGCCGAGTACGAAGGAAAGTACATAGTCAAAGCGAATAACAAAAAGCGTGTCCCGATAATCGATAAGGACTTAACGGCTTTGGTCGAGGAAGACGAGCGCCCGTATGCGGGTTGCTATGTGAACGCAAAGGTTAGATTTTACGCTTGGTCTAACGGAACCAGCTTCAACGGCGTACTGTGCTCTTTAGAAGCTGTTCAGTTTGCTAAAGACGGAGACAGCTTCGGCGGTGGAGGCAACGCCCTTGATGGCTTCGCTGCCATTCAAAGCGAGTCAGCCGAGGATGTTGCAGAGGAGGCAGAGGAGTTCCTAGCTTGATCATCTCGCTGGACTTCGAGACCTACTCCGAGTGCGACATCAGAAAGTCGGGCGCGTTTGCGTATGCAGACCACCCCTCTACTGAGGTTATCTGTCTCGCTTGGACATTGGATGACGAGCCGCCTGTTCTCTGGACCCCAGACATGCCAGCCCCAACGGATTTGTTTAGATTGATCGAAAAGGGCGCAGCGGTCTGGGCATGGAACTCGTTTTTTGAGTTAGCAATATGGGAGCGTGTGCTGCACTGGCCCTCGGTCCCGGTTTCCCAATGGAACGACACCGCAGCTCTCGCTGCGGCGCAGGCTTACCCCCGCGCCCTCGGTAAGTGCGGAGAATTCATGGGGATGACCGGGGATGCCGCGAAAGATAAGCGCGGTAAGTATTTGATTCAGCGGTTGTGCAAGCCATACCGTGGCAAGCGCGTGCGAGACCCAGAGCTGTTGCAAGAGCTGTACGACTACTGCCTACAGGATGTAGTGGCAGAAAGAGCGATACGAAAAAAGCTGCGGCCTCTTCACCCTACCGAGCGACAGGTATGGGTCACCGATCAGAAGATGAACCTACGCGGTGTGCGTCTCGACAAAGACAACATAGGCCACGCCATCGCTATCATCGAGAAGCTGGCGATTGAATTGAATCAAGAGGTCTATGAGCTGACAAACGGCGCTCTCTCCTCGACGGCCTCAAGAGCTAAGTCGCTTGAGTGGATCAACTCGCAGGGAGTGCGCATGGACAGCTACGACAAAGCGGCAGTTACCTGTGCTTTGGAGGGCGTATGCCCGCCAAATGTCTATCGCTTCCTGCAAATTCGTCAGGCTCTATCCAAGTCCTCTACGAAAAAGTATCAGGCGATGCTCGACTGCCTTGCGCGGGATAACCGTGCGCACGGCACTGGCATGTACCACGGGGCAGCAACTGGACGATGGTCTGGTAGGCACTTTCAGCCCCAGAATCTCCCGCGCCCCGTTGTCGATGACGTTGATTCGGTGATTGATGTACTCAAATACCGCAACACCCAGCAGCTCGACGGCGAACCGATGGCGCTTTTGGCATCGTGTCTACGCGGGATGCTGATTGCAGGCAAGGGCAGAAGGCTTCTTGTCAGTGATTACAGCGCGATAGAGGCGAGGGTTCTCGCTTGGCTTGCGGGTCACGAGACCGTGTTGCAGTCGTTCCGCGAGGGACTGGATCTCTACAAGGTTACGGCCTCGGACATGTACGGGATTCCGTACAGCGCCGTGGATAAGGATCAACGATTCGATGGAAAAATATCTGTCTTAGCCTTGGGGTATCAGGGTGGGTCGAGAGCGTTTACCAAAATGGCGGCCAACTACGGAACCGACGTTGATGAGGCCACGGCGCTGAAGATCCGCGACGATTGGCGTGCATCAAACCAGCCGATAGTGAAGCTGTGGCGCGAGGTTGAGGCCGCTGCTGTTAAGGCTGTTCAATTTGGAAAGGCCGATACCAGTATTGGTGTCTTTAACATGGTTAAAAACGATCTTGTGTTTGTCCTGCCGTCTCAAAGGCTTCTGTCATTCCCAAAGGCGGAGGTAAGTAACAGCAAACTCAGCTATCACGGCATGAACAACTACACCCATAAGTGGGAAGCCATCCCCACATATGGCGGCTCACTGGTTCAAAGCATAACGCAGGCTGTTGCCAGAGACCTTCTAGCACACAGCCTGCTGCTGATTGAGCAAGCCAATTACGACCCAATTATGACTGTCCACGATGAGATAGTAGCCGATACGCGCAACGATCACGGTTCGTTAGATGAGTTCAACGAGCTTATGTGCAGACTGCCAGAGTGGGCAACGGGGCTGCCGATGGCTGTGGAGGGCTACGAGGCTGAGAGGTATAGGAAGTGATGCAGTATCGCCTTGAGGCAAAAATAGAGGAAAAGGTTTGCAATTACGCTAAGTCAAAAGGCTGGCTCACTTTTAAGTGGATGTCACCGGGTCAAAACGGGGTGCCGGATCGCATATTTTTTCGAGACGGTGTGTGCCAGATGATCGAGTTTAAAGCCCCCGGAAAGAAGCCAACTCCGTATCAGCACGCAATTCATAGGCAGCTCAAAGAGCATGGGTTTCACGTCTATGTCGTTTCAGATTTTGAGCAGGGGAAAGTATTATTCTAAAGCACAATCAACTGCACAAGTACCAGCTCCGGGCCGCGCAGTTCATCAAAGATAACAAGATGTGCGCGCTTTGGGTGGACATGGGTCTAGGCAAAACTGTCAGCACGCTCACGGCAATTGTCGATCTGCTGGCGACCAAGGAAGTAAAAAAAGTTCTGGTCGTTGCCCCGCTTCGCGTGGCCCAGCACACATGGCCCACGGAAATCAAAAACTGGGAGCACCTCAAGGCCTTAAAGGTCTCGGTCATTGCAGGCCTCAGCGCAGCAAAGCGGGAGAAGGCGATGCACTCATCCGCACAAATTCACATAATTAACAGGGAAAACATCGAGTGGTTAGAAAAAACATGTTCGCCGCAAGGGTGGCGCTACGACTTCGTCGTAATAGACGAGTCAAGCTCGTTCAAAAGTCAGAGCAGCCAACGGTGGAAATCACTGAGGCGGGTGGTGAAGAGCGGCAAGATCAAGAGGATGGTGCAGTTAACGGGTACACCAGCTCCAAACAGCCTGATGGAGCTGTGGCCCCAGATCTATCTACTTGATAAAGGCAAGCGGCTTGGCGAGACGCGCAGTAAATTCCTAGATTCTTACTGCCGCCAAGTCGGGAACCCACAGTGGGCGCAGTATGAGGTCCGACCTGATCGAGTAGATGACTTGCAGTCGAAGGTCGCGGACTTGGTCCTGCGAATGGACGCGAAAGATTACATTGAGCTGCCTGATCGCGTGGACTCTAACGTGGTCGTCACGTTACCCCCCAAGGCCTTGGCAGCCTACAAGCAGATGGAAAAAGAATTCCTTGTGCAGTTCCAAGGGGGTGAAGTGCTTGCGGCAAACGCGGCGGTCAAAATAAACAAGCTGTTGCAGATATCCTCTGGCTCCCTTTATACCGGGGAGGGCTACGAGGTTCTGCACGACGCGAAGTTAGATGCACTGCAAGAAATTGTAGACACCGCATCCGAACCGATTCTCGTCGCCTACAATTTCAAGTCCGATGCCGAGCGGATATTGAAACGCATAAAAGGCGCGGTGCTCATGGACAAGGACAACGCCACCATTGATAAGTGGAACAAGAAAAAGATACCCGTGCTGCTCTGCCACCCAGCCAGCAGCGGTCACGGTCTCAACCTGCAAGCCGGTGGCTCGGTGATCGTGTGGTTTGGGCTGTCGTGGTCGCTTGAGCTTTACCAGCAGCTCAATGCAAGGCTACACCGGCAGGGGCAGACCAAGCCGGTGAGGATTATCAAAATCCTTGCCGACACTAAATGCGATTTGCTTGTTGCCGACTCGCTGTCACAGAAAAACAAAACACAATCCAGCCTGCTCGAATTTGTTGAGCGGCTGCAAGGGGGTAAAAAATGAAAGTAAATATCAGCGACGAGATGGTTCACAGCCCCCCTCATTACACCAACGGGGGCATCGAGTGTATCGACTATCTCGAAGACAACTTAGGGGCCGAGGGCTTCAGCTATTTCTGTGAGGGTAATGTCAAAAAGTACATGCACCGATGGCGGCAGAAGGGTGAGTTACAGGACTTAGAGAAGGCGCAGTGGTACTTAAAACGCCTTGTTTCATGTGTAGACAAGTTATAGTTGACGAGTTAATATTTGCGGTCCAGCAAATACAACAAAGAGTTGTTATGTCTAGTTTTCAAAAT